GTGCGATTCAGCCGAAGGCGTCGAGAGACGTCAACGAGGTTTTCGATGACTTCCGAGAAGCTGTCCTGAATCATTCAGACCAGTATTGGTGCCAACCTATGCTGGACTTTGCGACGTGGTTGCTGAAATGGCCGGTGGGCAAACAGCGATCCATAACCAAGTCCGTCAAAGAGGAGGTCCCCATGCCGAAGAAGGTGAAGGCGATGGTCAAGAGAGAGGTCAATCACAAGTTGCCGTCGAAGGCGCGGATGATCCAATTCTATTGGAACCTCGCGACTCAGGCCTTGTTTGGACCCAACTTCTACGCCGCCCAGAAGACTCTATGCGACGTTTTTCGGCGCAAGGAGCTGGGCGGTGGAATCGACGTCACTTTCGCGAGCGGCATGCGGGCGGATGAAATCGGGGCCTGGATGGAATCGGTGCTAGCCGAGGGGGCGGTGATGTTTTATGAGCGGGATGGGAAGAACTGGGATTCGAGCATGCAAATGTAGCATGCAGTCTTCAGGCAGTCGCTCTACCGTTTGTATGAACCCGAGCTCGCAGATTTTGCGAGTCAGTGTGACAAGGTGAAAGGTTTCGCAGTTTTCCCCGGAGGGACACTGCGCTACTCCATGTCGTACACTGTGAAATCGGGGCACAACGACACCACCCTCGGCAATAGCCTGGTCAATGCCGGGATAGCCTATGCGGCTTTTAAGCGGCTAGGCGTGCAGGCCTCCATCCTGGTGGCGGGCGACGACCTTCTCGTAGCGTGCTACGACGCGGTTAAGGTCGACACCGTCACGGCTCTCGAGCGCGAGTATGGAATCACGCCCGAAGCGCGCGTGTTCGAGGATTACCAGCAAGTCACCTTCATCTCCGGCATGTGGATCGGGGATGGAGGCCGCGTCGGTTTCGTGTCCCTTCCAGGACGTCTGTTCGCCCGTTTGTGGTGGACGGTGTCCCCGCCTTCATTGCGGAAGATGGAGCCGTACCGGCGCGGGGTAGCGCGCGGTTTAACCCCCGTGGCAGGGGACATACCGCTTGTGCGCCGCCTGCTCACTGCCTTTGACACGCAAGGCGTAGCGATTGCCACAGACAAGGGCCGAGCCTTTCGGGGCTCGCAGTACACATTCAGTGAC